TTCTGTCTTGTCATTCTCGCCGCGGAGTTCTTCCATCTTTTCATAATTGATGCGGTTTTGTTTATGAAGACCTACAAGCTCTGCACTCACCATGTCATACATTTGCTTGTAGGTGTCTTCCACCTTCTTCTTTTCTTCCACCGTCCTTAAACGGCGGTTCGCAATCCACGCAATGGCAGCACCGATACTGCCCGCGGGGAGAGCCCATTGCAGAATTTGGAATATAGTCTCTGCCATTGTCGTTGGTTTTTATCGTTAAACTTGTCGGATGCCTATCGAGCGCAACCACTTGCTGACGTCGAAACTCGGACATGCTTTGCCGGGATTCAATTCATGATGCCCCACGATATGGATCTGCGGGAACCGCGCGTGGAAGTCCTCCACATAGCGTTTCAACGCTTCGCGCTGCGCCTCGGTGCGCGTATCCTTCGGCTTCCCTGCTTTGTCGCAGCCCCCCACATACACAATATGTCGGCTCACGCTGTTATAGCCTGCAGCACCGTTGGTCACTTCCCACGGGTCAACCTGCGCATCCTCGTTGTTATCCACCAATCGTTCCACGCGTCCGTCCAGGTGAACCATATCCGTGTAACCCACCTGCTTCCAGCCACGCCCCCCCTTACTTACAGGGTCGGTGTGCCAGTGACGTATCTCCGCAGAGCTCACCTCACGTCCCTCGGGGGTGGCGGTGCAGTGGATAACGAGATATTGCATTGGCTTGCTCATTGAAATCCGATTAAGAAGCCTTGTATCCGCTCATCATCACTACGCCGGCATCAGCCTTCTTCGGCATACAGAGGAAATAATGGCGGAAGTTAATCTTGTTGCGCTGATACTCAGGATCGGTTGCAGCCTCACTGTAATACATTTTTGTTGAACCTGTCGACTTGAACACACGCGGTGTGTAGAATGCAAATGAGCAGTTGAACTCGCCGGCCGCGGCAGCCACGCCCAAGCCTTTCTTCTTGCCGGCCTGTGTGTAGAGCGGCGTATTGGCATACTCATAGACATCGAAGCCATAGAGCTTACCTACCTTACCTGTTGCGCGGTCAATATTGTACTGCTCGCGGAACGTCTGACTAACAAGCAGTAGGTCATTCACGTGGTCGGAACAGAGTACCAAACGACGATTCTCTGTTGGCACGTGCAACTTGTCCATTGCAGCTTTCAGTGCCACCAAGTCGGCCATCGTCAACCGCAGGCGACCCGTTTCAGCATCGCGTTCGCCCGTGGTCTTTAGCACGGGGGTCTTAGCGGTGTTCTCCTGCGCACAGAGGGCATGAGCTGCCTTAGTGAACTTAGAATCGTTGATGGAATTGCCATGCGATTCCTTCACGCGAGCCATCTTATCATAGCTGGCCGCATAGAGCTCGTCGTCGGTAATAGGTGTTACCTTGGTTTGGAACTTATCCAACTTCACAGCGATATCCTTGTCATCTAAGGCCTGCGAAGGTATCGGATAGGTCGTATTGTTGATTAACACATCAGGGTCTACACCAACCTCTACCAGGTGTATCACGTCGTTGTTGACGATTGTACTCTGGTCGGGTACGCCGTCCAGCCACGAGCCTTCCAATCCACCGCGGAGCGCTTTTACCAACTCGCCCGTCCATACTTCTGTAAAGACACCAGCACGCAGCGCATCCTTGGGCAGGCATGCGCCTACGGCAATGGCAATCACATTCAATGCAACGGCACCAATCCAAGGCGCAATGCCTACAGCTAAGGCTATCAAACCTCCGACAATCGCATTGACCAGCAATGCAATTATCAATTTCATAACTAATCTCTTCATGTTACTCATTTTTTTAACTTTTACTTTCTTACTTTATTTCTTTTGCCTTTTCAAAGTTCGCATTTCATACCGTACTCGGCCTCGTAGAGCTTCTTGTACTCCTCCACATTCTCGGCACGCAGCTTCACAAGTTCGTCAGCCGGTACTTCACTGAGTTTCGTGTATGTCTTCTCACTGGCCGATTCGGGAGCGCTTCCTTGATGTCCCAGCATCGCCGACAGCTTCACCTGTGGCTTCATGGCCTGTAAGGTATTTCCCAACTCCTCGGCACCGATCTTCTTGCCCAGCTCAATAAACTGATCCTTATGCTGCGCATCAAGACGCTTTTCAGCGATAGCAGTGTCAACCAACTGCGCAATACGCGCTTCTGTGAGCTTCTGTGCCTCCGCCTTTAAGGTGTCGTTTTCCTGTTGCACGGCCTTCAGCTGTGCCAGCTTCTCGTTAATCTCTTTCTCCGTTGCCGTCTCCGGCAGCCCTAACTGCAGGGCAATGACTTTTTGTTCCATGTCTTCTTGATTTTGATTGTTATTTTGATTGATAAGGGGGAGCCCGCAGGTTCCGTCCTTACTTAAAGTTATCCGCTTTCCGTCTTTTTCCAAGACGATTGCATCGTCATTGGCACCCACATCGGCCACGCTCACCTCAAAGAGGCGACTCTTCGTGAGTGTCGGACGGGTCTGTCCGGGCACCAACATAGCAGGGTCTTCACTGGTCTCAATAATCTCAAGCCCTGCACTGACCATGCGAAGGCTGCCGAACTCGAACTGCTTCTGACAGCGCTCACTCTGTTCCGAAGCGCAGTCGAACATCAGTTCTCCCGTTATCTCATCGTTCTCTACCTTCAGGTCTTTCACGTAGCCAACGACATTGCCGCGCTCGTGCATATATAACAGGACGGGATTTCGCTTATACTGCTCCACATCAATGCCTGCTGTCAGTACACGGAATCCGTAACAATTCACACTTTCATTCGAAATACGTACTCTTTTACCCATTATTCTTAATGATTTTTGCTGCAATATTAGCGCATAAATCCTATCCTCCAAAATAATGAAGAACGCAGTTCCGTATATACTGAACGCAGTTCACACTTCCTTTTCTGTGTCAATATTTTGCGCCAATTTTGCACTATAAATAATTTCATCATATACAACAAAATGACAAAGGAAACGGAAAAGAAGAAATCACTCGCCCGCTCACTCTACCTCTCGGGCATGGAGCAGAATGAGATTGCCGAAAAAGTCGAAGTCTCGCGTATAACCATCTCAAGATGGGGGAAAAACGAGGGGTGGAAAGAAGCGCGTGCCGCAAAGAATATCTCGCGTCCTGAATTAGTGAACAAACTCTTGCTCACCATCGATGGAATGATAGAGAATGTGAATAAATCGAATGATCCTACACTTGTCGGTTCATTAGCTGACAAGCTGTCCAAGCTCTCATCAACAATTGAGAAACTTGATAAGAAAGCAAATGTCATCGACGCTATAGAGGTGTTCATGGCATTTAACCGGTGGATACAGGACCAAGCCTCCTACGACCCGGAGATTACACCGGAGCTTATCAAGGCCATCAACAAGTACCAGAACAAGTTCCTCATGGAGCGTATGCAAAACCCGTCCACATTATAGTATCACGCTATGGCAACAATATCGGAGCTCAAGAAGATACAGCAGGAGTGGCAGGAACACTGCCGGCAGATACAGAGCATTACGGACACGAAAAGCCTTGTCCGCGAGAGTTCCGTGCAGAAAGAGCAGCGCATTCGCAGGTTGCAGAAGGATTATGCCGCGTTCTGCGAATACTATTTCCCTCATTTCCTGCAGCTGCGCGACAAGGTTACGGGTGAGGTTATCCGTACCATCCACAATGCGCCGTTCCACAACGCCGCCGCCCAGAAGGTAAAGAACACGCCTAATTTAAAAGCGGTGTTCAAGTGGCCAAGAGGACATGCCAAGTCCACACATATGGACATTTTTACACCCTTGTGGCTGATGTTCCAGCCTAAACGTCTGATTGATTTCATGGTCGTAGTCGGCAAGTCCGAGGACAGTGCAAACCGCTTGTTAGGAGATATTCAGGCTGAACTCGGCTACAACAAACGTATCATCGCCGATTATGGAAAGCAGATGTCAATGGGCGACTGGACGGAAGGGGAGTTCACGACTAAGGACGGGGTGCATTTCCTGGCGTGTGGACGTGGGCAGTCACCGCGTGGTTTGAGAAAGCGTGAGTCACGCCCGGACTATATCGTTATTGACGACCTTGATGATGATGAACTTTGCCGTAACCCACGCCGCGTGCGCGAGATGACCGAATGGGTGAAGGAAGCGCTCTTCGGTGCACTTGACGTAGGCCGTGGACGCTTCATCATGGTCGGGAATCTCATCTCAAAGACCTCGGTACTGGCCAACATCTGCGCCACCAAGGGCGTGCATGTCTCAACGGTTTATGCCGTCGACGGCGAGGGCAATCCCGTTTGGAGCGAGAAATGGACAAAGGAGGAGGCGCGGGGCGTAGCTGACTTCATGGGCTATCGTGCCTGGAACAAGGAGATGATGCACAATCCCATCGTCGAGGGAACTGTCTTCCGGCAGGAATGGATACGCTGGGCAAAACGACCGGCATGGAAAGACTTCTCCGAATTTGTCCTCTATATCGACCCGTCGTGGAAAAGCAAGAAGACCAACGACACCAAGGCCGCCAAGCTCTGGGGTAAACACAAAACCTATCTTTGGCACCTGCGCGCTTTCGTGCGCAAGGCCTCTGTTGCCGAACTCGTCCGCTGGTGCTACGACCTCTACGAATGGAGCCAGGAAATCGGCATTGCCATACGCTTTGCCATCGAAACAAGCTTCATGCAGGATATTCTCCTCGATGAGTTCACCACGGAGGGAGAGATCCGAGGCTATCAACTGCCCATTACCGGCGATACACGCAAGAAGCCGGACAAATTCCAGCGCGTGGAAGCTATCAGCCCGCTATGGGAGCGTGGTTTTGTTTTCTATGACCTCTCGCAGAAGGAAGACCCGGACATGCAAGCGGGCATTGAGCAGACGCTGGCATTCGAAAAGGGCATGAGCGGCAACGATGATGCCCCCGACGCAGACGAGGGTGCAATCTGGCAGTTGCAGCGCACCACGCGGCAGGAAAGTTTTCAACCACAATTCAGCAAAAGACAAACCTCAAAAAACAGTTGGTAAAATGAAAAAATTAATCAAAGACATCATTTTCGCTTGGAAGTTCAAGCGTGCGGTCAGGAAGGCGGACTATCTGCGTCACATTACGCACCGCAAGTACATGGTCATCGTGATCAAGGGAAGACTTGAAGTCATTTCCAAACAGGATATCAAAAAGTTCGTTGCCGGCGGAGTATTCAGAAAAGGAATGACCG